CACCTCAATATTTGGCGCACTATACGTTATTGAAAAAGTATCCTGTGGCGCATTAAATGCAGTAACAAGAACAGATTGCCGCGTTATCGCGTTATCTTGCAACTCTAGTGGCAACCACGCGCTCTGGCCTTGGCTCCATATCTTCAAAACATTGTTAAGACTGTCAAACCATAAACCGCCAGGTTGGGGGCTTGTCGGCGCATTCGGGCCTGTCGCATACAAGTTTGAAAAATAATTGATGTTCGCAATGTTGTCAGAAATGTTCTGTACGGATGGTTGTGTCGCCCAATACTTAGCCGAATATTCAGTCGTGCCGCCAACTGTCCCACTGGTCTTAATAGCCCAATCTTTCGCAGAACCAGAATCCGTGTCCACGCCAGTTCCGCCAATCGCATACGCTTTTGCAGAATATTCCGTCGTACTGGTAACAACACCAGTGGTTTTTGTCGCCCATTCCTCCGCCTCGTCAGCAGAACCAATCGCGTTATCTCGCGCAGCAACCGTCAAGTCCAACGCCGCTTGCGCAATAACCCCAGCACCATAAACAATAATGTTCTCGTTACCCGCAACAGTCGGCGCATTCGGCGCAGTAAACAACGTCAACGTCGTGCCAGATAAGCTATAATCATCACCAGGGTTTAGCAATTCACCATTCACAAACACCTGAATAGCCGTCACACTGGCATATGAATAAGACAACGTAAACGCTGTCGTACTTCCATCACCCTCAAACTTATCAACAGCACTGGCAGAACCACCAATCGCAGCATTCGCAAGCAACGTCCAACGACCAGCACTGTCATCCGCAGCAAATGTAAAACCATTCGACGTATGCTCCTCATTCGCCAAATACGTCGCATCGTTGTAATTCACCAAATCACCAACAGCATAAGCCGTAGACACTGCCCAATCACCGCGCGGGGTATAACCATCAACCTGAATGAACGCCAATGTCGCACTGTCAAGCGCGTCTGGATGTACCGACAAATTCGCCAGCTTGCCGTCGTCACGCTGCAACAAAGCAATGTTCGTATTTAAATCATCTAACGTCAGCTTTACCGTATTCAGTTCAGCGTCAACCTGATTACCAGGCAACGGATCAGACGGTGAACTGGTCTGAAAGTCATTAAAGTTATACTGCCGTGTGTAATCCCGTGGTTGCGCCATTACAATCTCCGCTTGCTCAGTCGAGTCGATCCACGATCACCCGATAATTTCTGTTTACGCGCCAGCGTCGATTTCTTAGCACCGTTGCGGCGACTAACCTTACCAGCATCAATATCCTCTAATGCCTTTACCCGTTCATCTTGTCTGCTTGACATTGCCAAAACCCATAGCCGCCGCAGTCCGTGTGGCTTCCTCTAAATACTTATTGTACGCTTCCTGAACCAGTTGAGCCTTATACGCCTCGAACAACTTCTGCATTTCTTCCTCGCTTGGACGCAATTGCGGCCTCACGCTCGTAGTCGGCCCACGCGGAACCCGTGGCGGCATCTGGTTTACTAACTCGTACTGCGGATAACCCTCGGCATCGACACCAACCATCGACATTAGCATACCGTCACTAAAGAATTGCCGTGGTGCCGCAGTCTCGCCCATTAGCTGTAACCCATCGCCTTCGCCGTCCGTGACGACTTTGCCTTCGCTTTGTTCTTCTTGCTGTTCGGAAAACCAGCTTTCATCTCGGCATACGCCTTGTCACTAATCGTAGATTTGCTCTTAGGACGTGACGTACCAGCTTTCTTTCGAGCATTCATATGTTCGTACATACTCATTCTGTCGCTCCGTTGCCGCGATTGTTGATTGCATTATACCGCTGTTGGCCTATCCGATCAACAAATAGGCGAAAGTTTGAAAATCCGAAAAATTTGTATCGCTTGCCATAATACGCCAGCCTCCAAGCGTGCGACCATGGCGGGGGGTGGGTTCGGCCTCGCGCGTTCATTATCTTGTTTTTGGGCGCAATAGTCCGACATGCACTATTCGCCGCGTTGTTTTTACAGTGTTTTTTCGTCGTTTGGCGCTGGCGTGACGTCGTTTGCCAGTTCCGCGCGTTCGCTTTCCCAGCGATCGATCATCGACGCCAATTCATCAGGCGTCATCTCAGCCAGTGATCGCCCGTCCGATGCAGCGTCACCGCCTTTGTGCAAATCCCCTGCCAGTTCAAGCGCCGTTCGAGCAGCCGACACACGCGCCGACGCTGGCGCATCAGGGTCAACCATCACCACGCGCAACGTGTCAGCGGCGAGATTGGCGAGGTCGGTTTGGTAGACTGTTTGTCGTGCTTGCCGAATAAGCAGCATCACAGAAGGATTGCGGGTTAAATCATACGCGCTTTGTTTGGGGTGCAGATAGCCTGCCAGACGTGCGGCCTCAGTGGGCTTTTTGTTTTCTCTTACCAGATACTGAACAAATGCTTTTTGCTGTTCAGTTGCCTTCCGCTGTCTAATCATTCCCATTGCTGCGCCCTCCGCTGTTTACGCCTCAAATAATACAACGCCTGGACACTGTTGACAAACAACTGCGCATTTGGCAGATTTGTCGTGGGTGTTGATCGACAACGCCTACAGCGCAAAAGAAAGGATCAGAAATGATTAACGTACAACACGAACACGACGCAGCCCACGGCTGGTTAATCGTCAAAGCAGATGACGTTGCAAAGGCGGGGCTTACAGCCAGCGACTTTTCAGCGTTCTCATACGCAAGCAAGATCGACGGCGTATTAATGTTCGCGCTCGAAGAAGATTGCGACGCATACAAGTTTCATAAGGCATCACAGGCAAAAGGCATTGATTGGAATATTCGTGACACTCAAAGCAATTGGTCTGACGTTCGTAGCTGGCCCAGCATCGAACGTGAGCAGCCGTCCATCATCGATCAGATATTGGAGGAATACGCATGACCTACCAATACGATATTTTCAATCAAGGTGGCGCTTCCCAAGTTGGGGAGCGTCAAACCGATTTAGAAGAACTGATAGACGAAGCAAAGCGCCACACAAAGGTTTTAGTCGGGTGCGAGACATCTGGCATTGTGCGCGAAGCATTTGCAGCGGAAGGTTATGACACATGGTCTTGTGACATTTTGCCAAGCGACACGCCCAGCAACCGCCATATTCAAGACGACGTGCGAAACGTTCTGGCAATGGACAAGTGGGATTTGGTCTTTATTGGTCATCCGCCTTGCACACGCCTTTGCAATAGCGGTTCACGCTGGTTGAGTGTCGCGCCGCCAAACAAAACGTTAGAGCAAATGTGGCGCGAACTGGACGAAGGTTGCGAGTTGTTTTCTGAATTGTGGAACGCTGACGTTCCGTGCTTGGCGATAGAAAACCCAGTGATGCACAAACACGCAAAGCAACGCATCTCACAAATGTCAGAGCGTCCGTTTCCTTGGAAGGCAAGTCAAACGGTGCAGCCGTGGCATTTTGCAACCGATCCCGACAGTGCAGACAATGCAAAAAAGCAAACGTGTTTCTGGACACGCAATTTGCCCAAGCTAGAGCGCACAGGAACGCTGGACGGCAGCACAGCTCGCGCAGACGTACACAACGCAGCGCCCAGCGCTGACCGTTGGAAAATACGCAGTCGCTTTTATCCAGCACTAGCCGCGGCAATGGCGGATCAGTGGGGACGCGCGGCATCGATCCACAGAAAGGTAATACAATGAACACTGGCATTAACAAAGACGGAACACTGAAACCGCAAACAATCCAAACCAAGTTACGCGGCACAAACGATCAGGAGTATCAGATTTATTTGGACTGCGCAGACGATGGGAAAGGTGGAGATATTACGCGCAACGGTGCGCCCCTAAAAACTTATGACGAATGGCTAAACTCATGACTTGGGCGACAGACAAAAACTTTATGGGGCGCAACTATCGCTGGACGTATGCAAACGACAGGCGGTTGACCGTGACATATTGTCAAGGCAACCGCGCTTTGTATCCGTATTCAATCCAGTGGGACGGCGTGACGATTTCATCAAGCGACCTTGAGCGCAGCAAAGCGCCGCAGTTGATGAACACATTTAACAATTTAGCCAGAGCGCAAGAGGTCGCGCTTTGGTTTCAATCTTGGAGAACAGGCACATGAATATTCAAACTCATCTGACATCGATCACAAAACATTGGGCTGACAAAACGCCAGCGGAGGCTTTACGCGCTGCGCTGGTGCTGGCGATCACTGCCCCAGACGACAACAAAGCAGAGGACGCGCTTAACCTTGCGCGATACTTTGCGCGGTTTGTTAGTGATGAAACCGTAGAAAAGATCAAACGTGAGATCGAACAGGACATGTCGAAAGGTACGGCTGACAATGCGGCATAATGACGACGAAACAGTGATGGACGCGGTACGCGATGCAATCAGATATTATCGAAAGCATCCTATCGATTTTGTGGCGGAATTGCTTTGTGCGGTCAGTCTATTTGGCATCATTTACATTTTGCTTTTGTTTTAACACCAGCGGAGAGCGCCCAGCGATGGGCGTTCCTAGATGTTGTTAAGCATCACAGCGCAAAAGGAGAAAATCTATGGCTAGATATACGAAGAAACATTTAAAAGTACGCATCGATCGATTAAACGATTTATTTGGACAGTCACGCGAAGCATGGACAGAGCAACCTGACGGCACGTTTAAATCTAATGCTGGCACGTTTGTTTTGGATTGTGCGTATGGCGGGTATCGTTTGTCGAGAATATGCAATGACGGCGGAGGTGAAAGAGATTTAACGCCACGCGGGACAGCGCGAGAAACGTATGATTGTTGCGCGGCATTTGAAGCTGGCGCTATTGCGTGGCGCGATAGCGTTGAGGGCAAATAACATGGCTTACATTATCCGCTACAAAACAGAAGAACTGGAACGGTTGTCACACGATGACCGCCCAGCAGCCGAACGCATCCGCAATGAATATCAAGACGCAATTGGCGATAAGTGTGAATTGATTTGGTATCCTACGCATCCCACAAAGGCTGGCAATTGCCAGCCGCCATTTTAGGAGCATCGATCATGCCTTACGTTTTGTTTTATTCAAAATACAAGTCAGACGGCCACCGCTGCATTCAAAACACGGTTGACCATTATTCGATCCACAGCAATGAGTTTCCGATTATGCTGGCAATGGATAAGCTGGAAAACGATCCAAACGTTGCGTGTTGCGGTGTTGCAAAAATTGAAGCTGGCAGTGAGCCGCAGTGGATGGATAACGAGTTACTTTAATCTTGCAAAGCTGCATTCAATATCTTTTCGAGGTCGCCAGTTATGGCGGCCTTTTTCGCGCATTCATATCCAATCGATGCATAACCGCAGAGATCGATCCAGCTATCCAATTTTGTTGGATCATTTGCTAGGCGCCCGATTTTTAGGATGACTCCAAACATAGCTATATCGGTAGCTTCCAATTCACGACCATTTCTATTGCCGAGGTACGCGGCAAACATTTCAGCGGTACGCGCCATGTTATCGACGGGTTCCCCGTATTGTTTATTTCTGTCGCTAGTGACCAGGCGTTCGGCTTCCCGCAAGCACTCCTGGCGTTCTTCGATGGTTTCAGAAGGGTATTGGGTCGTCGTAGGTTTTGGCATCGTTGTTGTCTCCAATTTTAGTTATTTTAGAATTTGGGAATATTTCCTTTGCTGTTTTGAGCATCGATGTTTCGTAATGCGAAATTATTCTAGCGATTTCATCTAGTGTATAGACGCGGGGGTGAGCATCCCGATCAACGGCTGCTACATCGCTTGCGTGTTTAACGATTGCGAATTTGTATTCACCTTGTTCTTCTGGTGCGATTGCGAACCACACTTCAGCATCAGTTGGTTTGTGCCCTTTTTTGATTGCGGCTTTTTCGAGTGTTTGCCAA